GATATAATCTGGCATAAACCGAACGTAATGCCGGAATCAGTAAAAGACCGCTGTACAAAGTCGCATGAGTACATTTTTCTCTTATCTAAATCAAAAAGCTATTATTTTAATGCAGAAGCAATAAAGGAGGATTCGGTAACATTTGAAAATCGTCTGCCTGCAATAGTGCGAAACCGTGAATATAGCTATGCAAGCAAATTAAACGCTACGCATCCTTCGTATAATTTAAGAAGGGATGATAAAAGGGATCCGTTTAAGCAGGAAAAACCGCAAAAAAGATTAAACAGGAAAGACAGTGATTATGACATTACGAAGCGCAACAAGCGGGACGTATGGACAATCCCAACGCGCCCATATAAGGGAGCGCATTTTGCCGCTTTTCCGCTGAAGCTCGTTATTCCTTGTATTTTAGCAGGAAGCCGTGAAGAGGACGTTATACTCGATCCGTTTTTCGGTAGCGGAACTGTAGCAGAAGCGGCATCTCTCTTAAATCGGAACTGGATAGGTATTGAATTAAGTTCTGCCTATCAGAATCTTTATAAAAAGCGATTAGCGCTTTTTGCGTAATATATGATTCTCTGGGAACCGCAGCCGAAGCAGCAGCTTGCCCTTTCGTGTCCGGCGACTGTGGTGTTAATTTAGATTGGACGAAATATGAAGAAAAATGCAAAGAGTTAGGGATATAATATGACCTGTCTATTTGCGCTACAAGGCAATCGGAAACAGTATGGCAGTCCCTGTCATGCGCTGGATCGGGGAAAGGATTAAGAGGATAACAGGAGAAAAATAATATGCTCACATTTCCACTGAAAAAAGAATGGTATGAAAAAATCAAAAGCGGTGAGAAAACGGTAGAGTATCGCGAAGTAAAACCGTATTGGACAAGAAGACTTGAAAGAGCAGAATTTAGAGGAGGCAATATATACTGGGATTTTAACAAGACAATCTTTGAAAATTTCTCCGCTCCCTGCTTTTTTCGTTTAGGCTACACAAAAGAAAGGCTAGAAGCGTGGATCACAAAAATTGAGGTTGTAGACGGTAAAGATACGGATTTACACATAGATAAACCGGTATACGCAATCCATTTTAAAGACGTAAGAGAGGGAACATACCTACGATGATACTCTGGGAACCGCAGCCGAAGCAACAACTTGCCCTTTCGTGTCCTGCGTTTGAACTTTTTTATGGTGGAGCGGCTGGCGGGGGTAAAAGTGATTTCTTGCTTATGGATTTTTTAGCCGGTTGTAATGAAGGGCGCGGCGCGTGGCGGGGAATACTATTCAGGAGGACGTATAGAGAGCTTGAGGATTTGATTATCAGAGCGAAGGAGCTTTATACACCGCTTGGGGCGCGCTACCATAAAACTGAAAATGTTTTTACCTTTCCGACCGGTTCCTTTTTGCGCTTGCGCTATTTAGAGCGCGACGAGGACGTCGGAAGCTATCAAGGCCATCAGTATACTTGGTGTGGCTTTGATGAACTGGGTAACTATGCAACCGATTATTGTTACCTTTACATGATTAGCCGCCTGCGGAGTGCAGCCGGGCTTAAATGCTATATGCGAGCGACCGGAAACCCCGGCGGCGTCGGGCACAGCTGGATAAAAATGCGCTTTATTGACAAAAAAAAGCCGAACACGATTTATACCGATGAGATGGGGCGTACCCGCTGTTTTATTCCAAGCCTTTTAGATGATAACCGTATTTTGATGAAAAACGATCCCGAATATGAAAAGAGCTTAACCCTTTTGCCGCAGTACCTTTATGAAGCGTTACGGTACGGCAACTGGGATATTGTCGCAGGGGCGGCGTTTGAAGAATTTAGGCGCGAAGAACACGTTATTAAGCCTTTTGCCTTAGAGAGCGGGCAATGGTTTAAATTTTGCGCAATGGACTGGGGCTATGCGCGGCCCTTTAGTATCGGGTGGTGGGCGGTTAATAGCGAGGGAAGAATGATACGGTACCGCGAACTTTACGGTTGTGAAAAAGGGGAAGCGAATAAGGGAGTAAAAAAGAGCGCGAGCGAAGTGGCAAAAGAAGCATACGCGCTTTCAGTCGCGGAAGGGGTTACGGTGATGGTAGCGGATCCCGCAGTCTGGAGTAAAACCGACAAAGAAGCGAGTATTGCCGAAAAGTTTGAAGCGGCCGGTTGGAAAATGATAAAAGCAAACAACGAGCGCATAAACGGAAAGATGCAGCTTCATCAGCTATTAAAAACAAAGGGTGAGGACGGTAAGCCGATGCTTTTAGTTTTTGACACCTGCTTTGATTTTATCCGCACAATACCGCTCTTATTGCCGAGTAAAGCACACCCGGAAGATATTGACACGGCGATGGAAGACCATATCTACGATGAGACGCGCTATGCGATTATGAGCGAGTATGCGCGGCATCCTGCGAGGGCATTACGGAAACAGAGTGGACAATGGAACTTCGCAAGTAAAAAAGCGAAAAGCGCCGGATGGGATCCGTATGCGTAATGAGTAATTATTGAAACTGAAAAAATATTTTTTAAAAAGTTATATAACAAAATCAAAAGCTCTTCTTTAGAATGCCATTATGGCAGAAGCGAAAAAGGATGAAAAAGAGGTTTTAAGCGACATTAAAACACTTTTTGAACATCTTAAAACAAAGCGCAAAGTACACGAGGGGGAATGGCAGGACGTTACTACCTATATCGGCAGCAAGAACTTCGATTGGGAAGAAGTGAGCGATGAGGTAAAGCGCCCAAAGCGGCATACGGGGCGGCCTGCAGAATACCTTGATAAACTCGTGTCGGGTTTAATGGGATATACCATAAGCCCGAATGTTACATGGCTTAAACTTTCTTTAAGCGATTCGGCGATGCTCGATTATACAGGGGTGAAGGATTGGCTTGAGAATACAGAAAAAGCGCTGTATGAAGAATTTAACCGCAACAATCTTTACACGGAAGCGCCCGCTTTTATCAGTAACGCCGCGCAATTCGGGCACGGGGTCATGCTCATCGATGAGAAAAAAGAGGCGGCCATCCGCTTTATGACGGTTTCTGCGCCGGAAGTGTATATCGCAACGAATGAATACGGGGACATCGACACGGTGTGCCGGTATTTTTCGATGACGGTAAAAAATATCGTTGCGCGTTTCGGTTTAGAAAATGTTAGCGAGACGATGCGGAAGGATTATGAAGATACTCAAGGAAAACAAAAGGAAGTAAAAATCCTTCACGCCGTTTTTCCGCGCGAGAATTATGACAGCGATAAACTCGACGATAAAAATATGGCATATGCAAGCTTTTATGTCGACATGGACGGGGATGCAATCTTAGAGGAATCAGGATACCACGAATTGCCGTACAGCGTTTTTATTTGGGAGCGCATTACGGCAAGCGCATACGGGGACAGCCCCGCGCGCAAAGCTATTCCCGATATGCGGCTTTTAAACAAGGCAGAAGAAGCGCGGCTAAAGCTTGCGCAGCTTGCAGCAGAACCCCCGATGAACGTACCTGACAGTATGCGCGGCGTAGAAAGCGTCGTACCTGCCGGATTTAACTACTATGAAAGCCCCGATGAAATTATGATGCCGATCAATATCGGCGCAAACTTTCCTATTACCCTTGATACCGTGCGGGACATCGAAGCGCGGATTAAAGACAAATTCAACGTCGATTTTATGCTTATGTTACAGGCGCAACAAGCGCAAAAGACAGCGACGGAAGTAGTAGAACTACAGGGTGAAAAGGCCGCGATGCTAACCTCGCTTATCGTCAATCAAAATAAGGCGCTTTCTGAAATTGTACGGCGTACCTTTAACATCATGTACCGACAAGGGAGACTACCGGAAACACCTGCCATTTTAAACAATTCCGGGGCAAGCTTAAATATCGATTTTATCGGCCCCTTGGCGCAGGCGCAGAAGAAACATCACCAGTCAGGCGGCGTGCAGATGAGTTTAATGCTTGCGCAGCCGGTTCTTCAATTATCCCCCGAAAGCGTTGACTACATTAACGGAGATGCGCTTTTAAAGAATGTGCTTGAAACAAACGGCTTTCCGCAAACGGCTATCAGAGAGGAAGAAGAAGTGCAAAAGATGCGGCAAGCAAGGGCAGAAGCGCAGATGCAAGCGATGCAGATGCAGGCGATGCAGCAACAACAAGAAGCGCTGATGGGAAATTATGACAAATTAAATGAGCCGGTAAGAGAAGGAAGCCCGATACAAGAGCTATCGGAGCAATTACAGACGGGACTGGGAGGAGAAGCGGACGATGGCGCGCAATAGAGGGCGATGCGAATTGCCGGGCTTTGAGACAGCGAAGCGCGAGGAGCAATACGAAGAATTACAAAAAACGTTTAAAAGAGTTTTTCAAAGCGCAGACGGTAAAATCGTATTTAATGCACTTTTAAAAGACCTTTTCTATTTTGATGCGGCAACAAGCGACGCTGAAAAAGCGTTATGCGAATATGCGAAGTTTTTTATAAGGGAGCGATTGGGAATAAAAAAGACGCTTTCCATCACGGACGCTTTTTTATCAAACCTTGACTAACCTTATCAAAGACGCGCGAGAAACCTTAAAAAGGAGTAAACGGATATGGGCGAATCAGATCAGAATACTGGCAATCAGAGTCCACAGGGTGCGGGGAATGCAGGAAGCGACACAGGCATCACCGGCACTTCTCTTACCGGCGCGTTTAATGAAGCAAAAACGGGAGAGGCGAAAGGCGGAGACGCTTTGAAAAACTCGACCGCGCAAGGAGCGAACGGAAACGCACCGGAGCAGACAGCAACCGAACCGGCGGCAGCAGTACAGCCGGAGCTTAAAGCATGGGGAGCGCAGCTATCGAAGGAACTCAAGGAGAATAAGGACGCGGTAAAGGCGTTAGCAAAGTTTGAAGATATTTCAAGCCTTGCTTCTTCTTATATCGAACTTGAAAAAAAGCTTGGTAGTATGCACACGTTACCCGGAGAGAAAGCCACGAAGGAAGAACTTGACGCTTTTTATAAAAAGCTCGGCAAACCCGACGCGGCCGATAAATACGGCTTTAAGCAGGAATGGGACGCAGAAAAACGCTTTGCCGAAGCGGCGTATGAAGCAAACCTTTCTGATGCGCAGGCAAAAAGCCTTTATGCGTTCTTCCATAAAATTGGAGAAGAGCAGCAGGCACAGCTTGCCGAAGCGGTAAAAAAACAGGCCGAAGAGTCTGACGCCGCATTAAAAAAAGAATTCGGAAACAAGGTGAGTGAAAAGATGGAGCTGTATACGAAGGGGCTTAAAGCGTTCGCTTCTGCTCCCGTCTTTTCACAATTGGAACAAACGGGATTAGCCTATCATCCCGATTTTGTAAAAATGTTTATCAAAATCGGAGAGGCGCTCGGAGAAAGCCGCACAGTACTGGGAGACGGTAAAGCACTGACCGGCGGCATTACACCCGCGCGGGACGGCGGCACGTTTTCATTTTTTGGCACATAGATTGATAAGGAGTAGTATATGCCTACGTTAAGTATGACAGACCAGCTTACAGCGCTTGAGGTTATGCGCAGAAGCGGCAATCAAGACGGGTTTCATATCGTTGAACTTTTAAGCCAGACGAATGAAATATTAAAAGATATGCCGGTATTGGAAGCAAATGACGGCACCGTACATAACACGATTGTACGTACCTCACTGCGGGGCGGAACGCACCGTAAGTACAACGAGGGTATTAAGCCGGGAGCCACCACAACAGACACGAAGCAAGACCGCATTACGATGCTTGAAGATTATAGCATCGTTGATAAAGACCTTGCCGAGCATTCGGGCAATGTAAAATCATTACGCGAAAGCGAGGCACAAGCGTTCTTGGCCGGAATGGGACAGACACAGGCGGAAGAGCTTATTTATGGCAACAATGCCCGCAATGAAGCAGAGATTAACGGCTTTGCGGTTCGCTTAAGCGATTTAGCAAACAAGAACGTTATCAACGCAGGAGGAACGGGGAACCGCTGTACGTCGATTTATGTCTGCGCACTCGGCCGCGGCTTTACGCATTTAATTTACCCCAAAGGCAGAAGCGATTGCGGGATTAAAACCGATGACATGGGCGTACAAAATTGGCCGATGGAGGGCGGGCGCGTTATGCCTGCCTACGTGCAGTTTTTCTCCACGCATTACGGGCTTTCGGTTGCACACCCGGACGCGGTAAAGCGCATCTGTAACATCGATCAAAGTACAAGCGGGGACAAGATTGTAGAGCTCATCCTTGAAGCGATGATTCGTCTCCCTGCCGGAGCGCAAACGATTGCGATTTACTCCAATCAAGACGCCCTCGTTAAAATCGATAAGGCGGCATGGAGTAAAGGCAATGCCGTCTTTACGAGTACAGACCCGTGGGGCGAATTGATTACACACATTAGAAAGGGACGCTGCCGAAGAGTGGACGCCATCCTTTCGACGGAGCAAGCGCTTGTCTAATTGGTAATGGGTAATGGGTAATGGGTAATGGGTAATTTAAAGCCGTTACCCATTGCGTGAGTTTTATATTTTTTTCAAAGGGGTACTAAAGATGACTAATTTGTATTTGGATAAACGGCTTGAATTTTCTGAAAATCAGGCAATTACGACGAGTGCGGAAAGTGAGAACGCGCTTGATTTCGGCGTAGAAAAGTGCAGTGCTGAAGGGAAGACAATCGACATCAGAATTAAAGAAGATTTTACCGGCGGTACGTCGCTCCAGTTTGTATTACAGGACAGCGCAGACGGGGCAAGCTATACCGATAAGCTCACGTCCCCGACTTTCCAAGCGGCACAATTAAAGGCGAAGGGGGAAGACGTGTTTTATTCCCTTGTCATTCCGAAAGGATTACGCCGGTTTATCCGTTTGAAATACGTCGTAACGGGAACATTCACGAAGGGGAAAGTTCATGCCATTTTAAACACGGAAGTGCGAGGTTAATTTGTAATGGGTAATGATTGCGGAATATACCGCAAAAGCATTACCCATTTTTACACACGTTTTTTTTAAAAGGACATTGTATGACAAAGAAAGAGTTTGAAAAGGTGAAAGAGAAGATGAGAGCGGAAAACCCGCTTTTAACGGAAGACCAGATTGAAGATATTATCGCCGAAAGTGAAACAGACGGCGGCGATGCAGGCGGTGAAGGAGCTTCGCCCACACCGGATTCCGAGGTGCCTGATGTGAATGCGCTTACGCAAGAAAAAGCGGCGCTTGCACAAGAAAAGGCTGCCATTGAAGCGGAAAAAGCGGCGCTTACTAAAGAACGGGAAGAGCTGGAAGCAGAAAAAAAAGCGCTTTCCAAAAAAGAAGAAGCGATTAAAGCCGCCGCCGGTGTACCGCAGGCAAGCGGGCCGGGTAACGGCGATAACGGGAAAGCGGTTACCTATGTATGTAAGACGCGCTGCACCTTTAACGGGCAGTATTACCGCGAAGGGGATAGTCTTACGACGAGCGGTGAAGTACCTGATTTTTTTGAAGCGGTGGAAGAAGCGTAACGCTCATCTTTTTTTTAAACGATTTTTTTTTGAGGCTTTTTCAGGCAGCGCCGCTTTTCCTTTTTCCTTCTTTGGGCAGCAAAGCCTGTTTAAGCCTCTTTTTTTCTCGATACCGAGCAAGATGGAGCAGATGATGAATATAGACCGAGCATTGGCAAATAGAGCGCTTGCGGCAGTGGGACAAAGTGAACTCGATAGCGCCGACACTTCCTCGAAAGCGTACCTGATGGTAAAAAAATTTTATCTTACCACGATGCTTGAAAGTTTAGAGACTGCCAGCTGGACGAGCGGTAAAAAACGAAGGGCATTAGAAAAAGCGGCTATCGATAACTATACCGATTTTGCAGGGGCATATCGGCTTCCGATTGATTGCGGAAAGATTATAGAGCTTACCGACAAGAGTTTTTATATCGTGGAAGGGAATATCCTTTATACCGATTCAAATGAGCCGGTATTAGTGTACGTTACGAATGGAAGAATCCCGGAAGGAACGGGGAATCCTGATGAGGATTTTCCCGATTATGCGCCGCCTGAATATGAGGCAATGTTTTATCAAGCGTTCGAACTGCGCTTAGCGAGTAAGTTTGCCCTTGAACTTTCCGGAAAGCCTGATTTACACCGAATGCTGTTACAGGAAGCGGCGATGATTGAGGCTGCAGGATACCGCAATTCCAAAACGTTAAGCGCCGGAAAAAAGAAGGGACGTTCGTGGTGGATTGAATAGCGCGAATGCAAGGAGCAGGGTGAAAAAATGTTAATTACGAATTTTGCAGGCGGAGAGGTGAGTAAAAACCTTTACGGGCGTATTGATTTACCGCTGTACCAGAAAAGTGTCTCACGGCTTGAAAATTTTACTATTCTACCGCAAGGCGGCATTACCCGCCGAAGCGGAACAAAGCGCGTCGGAAAGCTGAAAGGAAAAGCACGGCTTATTCCGTTTATCGTTAATACTTCCGTTTCCTTCCTTTTTGAATTTGGTGCGGAGTATATCAGGATATGGAAAAACGGAGCGCTTTTAACCCATAGCGGCTATCCGATTGAGTTTTTACCCACCCCAGACTTACCGCTTTATAAGAGCGCAGAACTTGAAGCAATTCAGTATGTGCAAACCTATGACCGGCTTTATCTTACCCACCGGCACTACCGGCCGTATGTTATTACATGGCAGGGCGGGGACAGCTTCAGTCTTGGGACGCTCAACATTACCGGCAATGCCCACGAAGTACCATTTCAAGCGCCTGATGAATACCCCGCCTGTGTCGCCCTTTTTTCAGGCCGTCTTTTTTTAGCGAGTACAATAAAAGAGCCACAAAAGATATGGGCAAGCAAGGTTTTTGATTATGGAAACTTTACCTACTTTGATACGGTTAAATCTTCATCTACTCAATTAAAAAAAGCTGATTTACGGGTGTTCAGTGCAAAAGCTACAAAGGGGAGCGCGACACTGACCGCGATAACGAAAGATTTTACCGGTATCACGAATATTACTGATTACTACGTATCCGGGCACAAGGGAGTTCCGAGCGGTACAAAGGTTGTTTCTGTTACAAGCGATACGATGACGCTTACCAATGCGGTAACGGAAGATAAAGAGGATATGGTGCTTTCTATTCATCTTTGGAAGAACCCCGAAAGCCCTGCAAGCGAAGATTATCAGCAAATAGAAAAAATTAACAACGTAACAAGCCCCGCCCATGCGTTCTATCTGGAACTTGCCAGTGATAAAAACGATGCGATTAAATGGCTTGCCTGTGCGAAAGATTTAATTGTCGGTACGGAGTGCTCTGAATGGGTGGTGCCGGAAGGAGTGAATGCGCAACAGGTACAAGTACAGCTCCAGAGCCGCTATGGGGTTTGTGATACACAAGCCGCGCTTATCGGGCGAACCGTGCTTTATATCGGGCAAGGCGGACACACGGTGAGGGATTATAGCTTTGATTTTCAAGAGCGGACGTATAAATCAATTGATATTACACAGGCGGCAAATCATCTTTTAGCCGAAAGCGCGGCTATCGATTTTGACTATACCAATACGGCGTCCCCGTGCATTTTTGTAAGCCGCGCGGATGGAGTGGTCTGCGTATTACTGTATGACAAAGATATCGGATGCGCCGCATGGAGTAAGATTATTCTTACACACGGGAAAATAACAAACGTTGCAACGCTTCCGGGAGAGGGTGGCTACGATGAGGTATACCTATCGGTTGAAAGAGCGGGCGTCTACTATTTGGAATGCCTTACGGAAGAAAAGGCAGGCAGGGATGCCGTCTACCTTGATTCATATAGTGCATACACACGCGAGACGAACGAGAGCGAATACCGCTTATCAAGCGTTTATGTCAGAGAAAATAGAGAGCTTTTTCCGTTAGAGGCGCTGCCAGAGAAGTACAAAGATTTTTCTAAAGAAATGTATATCGGCTATCCATACGAATCGATAGTAGAAAGCTTACCGGTAATCAATTCAAGTGAAAACAATAAAAAGCGGATTGTAAGCCTTTCGGTTCGTTTTTTAGATTCGTATTTGCCGCTTGTTTCGCAAACGGATACGCCGGAGCAAACGATTTACAAAGATGAGCCGTTTACGGGAGTAGAGAAAGTGCCGATACAAGGCGGCTTTGAACGCGATGTGTTTTTTAAGGTGCGGGCCGAAAAGTGCGAGCGCTGCACGATTTTAGCCGTGAATGCGGAGCTTGCGTAGAAGGAGGCGCACGGATGGGTACAGTAATAGCGCTTAGCGCAATATTTGGGGTACTTGGGGCAGGTTTGGGTATTTCTCAGGGAATACGGCGCTCACGAGAAGCGCAGGCAGAAATCGATGCGCAGAAGAAAGCGGAGCGGGTAATGCGAGAAGCGGAAATAGCCGAACAAAAAGCACGCGCCGAGCGGGATATCAATTACGCAAAAAGCGCTTTTAAAAATGAGCAAGAGGATGCATTTCGAAAAGCGGATGATATAAAACACCAAGGTGAACGCATCGATATGCGTTCTGACCTTAACGAAACACTGACCGGTCGCGCATTCAACTTAGCAATGCAAAAAAACAACATGGAAGATGAAAGCCTCTTGCTACAGCAACAACGCGGAAAGCAAAACTTTTTAAACCGGCAAGGGGCACAGCAGACAGCGCTCGGCATGAGCGGAGCGCGGCACGGGGCAAACAGCGCCGAACAGCTTTTAGAGCAAAACGAAGAGAACTTTACCCAAGACCTCGATCTTATGAACCGCCAGAGGGAAACTCAAAAAGACATCAATTTAATGCAGGCGTTTACGAACCTTAAAAGCGGTATGTTTGGCATTGACGAGGAGCGAGATCAGGCGAATAAGGCTTTTAGAGATTCTAAGCAACTGCGCGATGACTACTCCGAAGGTGGAAGGGTGGTTAATCTATTTAATCAAAAGATAGATAATCGTCGTGCAGACCTACAAGGTTCTATTGATTTACAAAATTTAGACGGTGGTCTTAAGCAAAAGGCATATCAACGCGCGTATGACAGGGCGAAGTATACATGGACTGACGGTCTTACCGATGTGTTTCAAGGCCTTTCATCCGGTTTTAATATGGGAAGTGGTATTAGTAACTATTATAACGACTGGGTAAAAAAGGAAAACGAAAAGCTACAAAATTCTATCCTTGACGCGGGGAAAGCAGGCGGCATACATAATCTTTTTTCTGATTTTCAACGGTCGAATGTTTTAAGCGCACGGCGGTATAAAGACCCGTTCGGCTACATGTTTGGTTAAGGGAGAGAGAAAAAGAGTATGGGACAGTACGGTATTTTTGATGCGTTTCAGGCAGCGGCCGGCGCGACGCAAACGGTTTTAGGTGAGCTTGATAGGCAAAACAGATTAAAGGCGGAATTGGAAGTGCAGGATGCCGCATTAAAAGACAGGGAAGCGTTTGATCAATTTATGCTTGACCTTAAAAATAGTAACGATTGGGAAAACTACGAAAAGAGGTGGAATGATTATAAAGTAGCAGTCCATAACAATACGGCACAAGGACTTTCAAGCCCGTTTGCGCGGCGGGTGTACGATACTCATTATAAAAATGCGGAGATGGAGCAGCGGCTTGTTATTAAACATGTTGCGCAACAAAAGATGCGCGCGCAGGATTTTACCAAGGGCTTTGACTATATCAATAACGTTATTACCAGTCGCTCGTTTGCAGATATGGAAGCAGTCGGGGAAGATGGGAATACCTACACCAAAAGCGCAACACAACAAAAAAAAGAACTTATCGACCAGAAGCTTTATACGATGCATGAGGCGGGGCTTTTAAGCTATGAACAGTTTAATCAAGGTTTGCGCGATTCGTATGCAAGCCTTATGAAGCATGAAATGGTAACGGCCGGTAAGCAAAGCGTTGACGAAGGGGAAAGCATTGAAGAGGTAACCTCTACAATACAGGATTATAAAAATGAGTTTGTAACAGTGGCAGGCGGGCGCGTGAGTGAAGAAGCGGTAAAGGATGCGGCACGGGAAGAAATTGAAAATTATTTTTATAAACAACAGGCAATACGGTACAAAAACGGCGAGCAAGGAGCAAGCCGGATATACCGCAAGATGAGTGACGCACTTGCTAAAGGCGACTGGGATGGAGCGTATGCTGCAGCAGATGAGGGGCGGCGCTTCTTACAAGATTGGGACGGGAAATATAGCGGTAATGGCTTTGATGCAAATGTGCGGGATGAGTATTCGGATAAGTTTATGTTAAAAGATGATGTAAGAACTGCCGGTACATACGGCGCGTTAGCGCACATGAAAGCGGAAGAGGCGGCTAACTTTTATCTTTATATGTTACAAAACGGCTACAAAGACAAAGACGGTAACTTTATTAAACCTACTTTTAAACAGATGATTGGCATTATTAACGGCGAAGCGCTTAAAGCGCTGACAAAAGTTTTAGGCGCAGAAAAAGCGATGGCACTTACCTATGATACGCTTGCAAAGATAAATAGTTCGATTGCAAAACCGCCGCATTGTAACCCCGGTGTGTCCTACAGTATAAAAAATATGGAACAGAGCCTTAAACATGTTATGTCAAAGGACAAGAAGTTTAATACGCTTGAAGGGCAAGCCAAGTTAAATAGAGTGTTAGGGGAAGCGATAGCGCAAGCGTATGACTATGTTAATTCAACTCCCTTTGATCAGCAAAAGCCGGAAGCGATAGAAGATATTATTATCGCTTGCGCATTACGGGCAAACGGCGGCGTTAAAATCGGATCGCATGTATTTAACAACGAGGTAAAACAGGCGCAGGATGCGGCTAAGGTTGCCAAAGCGGTTGCAGGTGAATCCCAACGAGGTGCCTACGGGGAAGATTTAGGCAGTCCAGAAGTACAGGAAGGAAAGGAGCAACTCCGCAATGTTGCGGTAGAAAGTATTAAAAAGATTGAAAACCTTACGAGTAACGATGCCGTTCTTGAAAAGTATCAAATTGATATTCTGGAAGATGGGCGCGCAGTTGCAAAGGATAGGAAAACCGGAGACTTCGTACACGTATTCGGTACGATTGAAGATGAAAACGGCAAAGAAGAATATCGCCGGTTTGAACCCAAAAAGCGGGCGGACGGTACGTATACGTATACACCTGATACAAAGCGTGCAAGTGAAATTCAAAAAGAAAAACAGAAGGAAGAAAACAAAACCCGCGACTTTATCCGCGATATGAATATACTCGGCGTCCGTGAATCTGAATATTCAACTAAACAAGAGAACGCAAGCGAAACATTTATGGACTTTGCTGAAAAAATTCCTGCACAGGATAGAGCGCTTTTTACAACGATACGGGACAGCTACGGCGCGCGGGATGACTTTAAAACAGGTAAAGTCAGTAATGCCGAACAAGAAAAGCGCATTATCGACACCTTCAAAGAAGGAGCGCAGAAGTTGCACGATTTTGAAAAGAACGGGAAAGCCCAGATTCCTTCAAATATTAAAAACGGCTTTTTTGCCGTGTATGATCATCTTGAAAATGAGTATCAAAAAGTAAGCTTTATTGACGCATACGAATACGCACGGGAACACTCAGGCAGAGGCGGCACATCGCTTGCCGCGGCAATAGAGAAATATAGCGCCTTGCAAAAAGAGCGGCATCTTGGCGGAAAGAATTTACTTGAAGAGCCTTTGTATAAGAGCGTAAAAAAACGGGAGGGAAGATAAATGAGCGATGTCGCATTATTAGACGGTGCAGAATATGAGCACACCTCGTATGATAAACATGGAAGAACCCGCTACTACCGGCGAAACCCTGCCAATTTTTTTGACGCGCAAAGCGCCGCCGAAGCCAAGCAGCCCGATTTTGATTTTTTAAATTTAAGCGTTGAGCATATTGCAGAAACGATTCAAAAGCGGCGGAAGGAAAAGGAAGAGTACAAAGAAAAGTATTTAGTCAATTTAACCGAACAGCAACATAATGTCTTAAATATGATGCTTGAGAAATCGGATAAACCGGAAGAAAAAATCTATGAATTTGCAACGGCGATTAAATACGCAGAGCAATTCCACTTGCCGCTTGATTTTGCCTATCAAAACCTTGAAGCAATTAACCGGCAATGGCTTGGAAGCGGCATCGCGCCGAGTAAGGGCAATTTTAAAGCCGTAGTCGATAGCTTTTCAATCGGTACTAATGTTGTAAAAATGGGGCACTTAGGTAATGCGCTGATGGATGCGGAAAAAAGCGGCAATAAGCGGGAGATTGCCTACGCATTACAAGATTTACAAAGATTAGAAGATGAAAACGCTTCGCTACAGGATTCGATGCCGCGCGGATGGGTGGTGAATTTACTGAAAAGCGGAGCGCAGGCAGTGCCGTTCCAAGCGGCAACCGCCGTACCTTCTTTGGTTGCAAGCCTTTTAGGAAGCCCGCTTCTGGGGAGTATAACGAGCTTCGCTATTTCAGGGAGCACAACAACCGGATCGGAATACTGGGAACTACGCAAGGCAGGGGTAAAGCCGGAACTTGCACGAAATATCGCTTATGCGTCCGGGGCATTACAGGGCGCTATTGAAACATCATTAGGTACGGTTGCAGGACTTACCGGCAAAGGATTAGGGGCGGATAAGATTGCCAGCAAAGTCATAACACGCCTTAACGCAAAGGGAGCTTTTGGAAAACTTGCCAAAGGCTTTATGTTTTACGGTGCTAACCTTTTAAGCGAAGGAAGTGAAGAAGCATTACAAGAATTGGTAAGCGCCGGAGGAAAAGAGCTTGCCGCCGTCTTGCAGGGTGAAGGGGTAGAAACCGACGATGCGCAAACGATTGCACGGAACGTGTGGGAAAGCTTTAAAGGCGGCGTTGCAGCCTCTATTGTTTTAGGTATTCCTGGGGCGATACAATACACGAAGGCGGACATAAAAGAAGCGGGTAACTTAAAAAAAGCGGCGATTACCACCCCATCAGAAGAAGTCTTTGTCAATGAGCATAAAAATAGCCCCGCTTTTGAAGGGATGACAGAAAGCGACACGAAAGAAGCGCTCCATACGATTTTTGAAGCGCAACAGTACGAGCGCGAGAGGTTCCAAAACAGTAAGGCCAAAAGCTATGAAGAATGGTTAGCCCCCGATGCCCGCATTGAAGGGGAGACGGTACGGGATGATAAGGGGCGGGTTGTTTACGAAACTGATGCGGAAGGAAAGCCTCTCTATGAAGAGACGGAAGCGGGCTTACAGAAAAAAGAAAAGAAGTACGGGAAAGCGGCGGATGTTGTTCGCGCCGGGGAGCGTCTTTATTTAAGCGAAGGGTACCGGCACGAGAAGCAAAACGGCCGCATTGACGGGGAATACATTGTCGGAAACCCGACCGAACAGACCGAATATAACGATTACGGGCATATCTATTATTCATTTGACAAGCAGAAGAACACGGTAACGATTAAAAAAGTCGAGATGCAAAGTGACGCATACGAATCGATTATTAAAGAGTTTGTGCGGGATTTCGGCGAAAAGTTTACCGGTGCGGAGATTGTCTGGGAGCCGAAAGGGGAAACACTCCAAAAGATTAAAGCGGAACTGATTGCAGAAAACCCGCGCGGGGAACAAGGCGGCTTACAGTATTTTACTGACCGAACAGAAGAAGCGGACACCCGCGCAGCGATAAAGCTTAACGAACGATTAAAAGAGACGATGCCGAATCTGGACAACATTGAACGAAAC